CCTTATATTTTATTACAAAACTTAAATAAATCAAAAATAAATGAAGAAAAATTTGTAGATTCAGAAATTTTTCGTATCATTGCAGAGTCGGAAACACCGAAAATCTCAAAACAAGAGATTATTGATTTTTTAAAAGATAAATAAAATGAATACAACTAAAGAAACTGAAACGCCAGTTATTACCCCAACGATCAATCCTACACAGGATCCATCGAAGATTAAATTTCCAAAGCCAGCTATAAAACCAAAACCTCAGGCTTAAAAATTTGCTTATTAAATAAATTATTCTTATCTTTGCCCTATAAATAAAATTATAGGGCATTTTTTATGAGAAAAATAAACATAAACCTTGAGGGTTATTCGAATATCATCAATCCAGATATTCTTAAAAGAGTTGCAAATAGAAATCATACTATGGCTAAAATGCCGTATTATGATAAAAAAACAGAACCAACTCAATTACATGAGGAGCTTATAACCGAAGGTAGGTTTAAAGAGTTATCGGACTCTTACTCTAATACTTTCGACTCACCAAAGGATAATATAAATCCAATGATGGTTATGATGCAAGCTGGTGGTAATGGCATGGAAATTATGGGTATTGAAAAACCTAAAAGAAAAGAATTGTGTCGTTTAGTTGAAAAAATAGGTAGAAATCAGTTTAGTTTAGGTAAAGATGAACTTATTTTTGATTTAGAAATAGTTGATGTCGGTGGTTGTTCTTTCCCTGAAGAAATGGATACCGATAAAAAAGTAGATGAGGATTTTGAACAAACTAATGATTTAGATATCCTTAAAAAGAGAACTATAAACGCTTTATCACAAGGAGCTGCATTAAAATCGCATTACATTTTTCATTTATATCACGATGAGTTTGAAAAATTATGTCCAGGTATTACATCTATTTACCAGAAGGCTTTAATAGCAAATGATTTAATATATTTTATGTTAAGTGATGATGATTTAAATGCTCAGTTAGCTTCTGGTGATGATTCAGCGAATGCTGGGTATTGTAAAATAAATTGGGAAGGAGATATCCCAGTATTAGAGGGTAAAGCTATCAGTGCACCAATATTAATTCATGAAGTCACTAAATGTATAATTACATTTTTATCAGTACCAGGTATCCAAAACATGGATCAAGAAACTATTGATGAGACTGATTTTGTTATGGCTGAACTTTGGGATATTAGGTTCGGCCCTACAATTTGGGTTGAATTTCATGATTGTATCGATATTGATGATTATGATGTAAAAAAATTAATCATTATGGAGCTATTTAAGCTCGAATCTAAGGCGTTTATTGATTTTATGACCAATGTGTTCAATAATAAAGAAAAAGCCAAGAGAGAGGTTAAAAACATAGTCAAAGATATACGTAGAAAGATTGTTGATTATAGCTTTGAACAAGATTTGGATAACATTGATTTAGGGGATTTGGGTTTATTATAAAATAAAAACTATTTATATGTAAACTTAATTAGTGAATATTACAGACAAGAGACAATTATTAGTCGAATATACAAAATGCGCAAAAGACCCATCCTATGCTATTGAAAGTTATTTTGAAACTTTTGATAAAACACAGGAGGGGTTTGTGCCGTTTAAATTATTTGATAAACAAAAAACGTTAATAACAAATTACGAAGAAAATAGATTTAATCTAGTTTTAAAGTACAGACAAGCTGGTATATCAACAGTTACAGCAGCATATGCCGCAGTAAAAACAGCTTTTGCGTTATCGGATAACCCAGAAAGGGTGTTAATTCTAGCCAATAAACAGGAAACCGCAGTTGAATTCTTAAATAAGATTACTGGGTTCATTAAACAATTACCAACTTGGGCTAACGTTTCATTTAGTAAAGCTTCACAGAAACACGCTAAATTATCCAATGGTTCTGAGCTTAAAGCTGTTGCAACATCAACAGACGCTTTGCGTGGATATACACCAACAATGATGATATTGGACGAAGCTGCGTTTATTGAGGGTGGTCAATCTTTATGGTCAGCATGTTTAGCTGCGATTGGTACGGGTGGTAAAGCATTTTTAATTTCAACACCAAATGGTTTAGATGAAATTTACTACGAAGCATACGAAGGTGCTGTTAGTAGTACTAATAAATTTAAAATCACTCATTTAAGATGGTGGCAAGATCCACGTTTTAACAAAGATTTACGTTTGATTAAAACAAACGATATGATTACTTGGATTGAAAAACCCGAAAACGAAAAAACGGAACAAATTATCGAGGGTGGTAATGTATTACATTTTGATGTGATAATGAAATTCATTGAGGAGGGTTATAGACCACACTCAACATGGTATGAGAATATGTGTAGGGATATGAACCTTAACAGACGTATGATCAACCAAGAATTAGAATGTGCGTTTATCGGTTCTGGTGATAACGTAATTGAAGGTCAAGTATTAAGAAAACAAGAAGAAACCAACGTACAGCAACCATCATTTAAAGATAAAGAATGGGACAATAACGTTTGGGTTTGGCAAATGCCACAAAAAGGTCATAGATATATTTTGGCGCTTGACGTTTCACGTGGTGACTCTGAAGATGCCACTGGTTTATGTATTATTGACTATGATACTTTTGAACAAGTGTTAGAATACCATGGTAAGGTTCCACCCGATATGGCGGCTCAAATAGTTGATCATTATGGTAGGATGTATAACGCATTATCAACATTTGATATCACTGGTGGTATGGGTATTGCCGCAACAAATAAATTAAAAGAGTGTGGGTACCCTAAAAATTTATTTCATTACGACAACACAAACGATAATGATGCTTATTTTATACCATCACCAGATGCTACTCCAGGTATAAACTTTGCTTCTAAAAATAGAAGAAGCCAAATTATTGCGGCTCTAGAAGAGGCTGTATCTAGAGGTGGTTTTAAGATTAGAAGTGAAAGGTTGATAGCTGAATTAAAAAAATTCATTTATAAGAACGGTAGACCTGACCACATGAAGGGTTCACATGATGACCTTATTATGGCTTTGGGTATGTGTCTATTTGTTGCTAACACATCTTTTAAGAAATTACACGAATCAGATAACATGACAAAAGCCATGTTAGATAGTTGGAAAACTAATATCAATTCAGCTCCATTAAAACAGGAGTATTTATTAGAAGATACCATAAGTGCACAACCTAAAGATGGTAAAATATATAATAAACCGAAAGAATTTCAACATAATAACAATAATTTAGAAAATACACGTGACTTTTCGTGGCTTTTTGGTACTATTGGTAAAAGATAATAATATTCATTAAAATGGCAAACAAAATAGTAATATCTAGACTTAGAGCAACTGGTTCAATGAGAATGGCATTACCTAATACTAAAAAAACAGATCCGTTTGATGGTAAAGCTTTAAAAAAAGCTTATTGTTCTTATGATAATGATAACGTAACGACCTATGTTCAAAAAAAGGAATGGGTTATAAATTTAAATGATTATTTATTTCCACCATATGTGGAATGTGAATACGTAATGTAACATGGCAGATAAATTAACAGTATTTCAAAGATTAGGTCGGGTATTAGGTGGAGAAGCTAATACGCCAACTTACGTAATTGACCCTAAATCATTCAGTGGTTTAGAAGGATCTGAATTGGATCAGAAAAAATTAGAAGCGCAACAAAGTTTCTTCTTACAAAATCAGTGGAAAAAGATTGATAATGAACTTTATCAAAAAGCCGTATACTATGAACCAACAAGAGTTGCATCATATTATGACTATGAAGCTATGGAGTATACTCCTGAGATTGCGGCTGCTTTGGATATTTTTGCGGATGAAGCTACAACAGCTGATGAAAGCGGTAAAATTTTAAGAATTTATTCTGAGAGTACTAGGATAAAAAAAGAATTAACTGACTTATTTGAAAACGTTGCGGATATTAATACCAACTTAACTAGCTGGGCTAGAAATTTATGTAAATATGGTGATAACTTTGTTTACAATAAAATTGTACCAAAAAAAGGTATCGTTGGTGTTAGTCAGTTACCTAATGTTGAGATAACTAGAACCGACCCAGGCTTTACACAAGTAACATCATATGATAGTGATGCTAAAGCACAAGCTACAAGATTTTTCTGGAAAGATAAAAACATAGACTTCAACTCATTTGAGATATCTCACTTTAGATTATTAGGTGATGATAGAAAATTGCCATACGGAACATCTTTATTAGAAAAAGTAAGAAGAATCTGGAAACAATTATTGTTGTCTGAAGATGCGATGTTAGTTTATCGTGTAACAAGAGCCCCAGAAAGACGTGTTTATAAAATATTTGTTGGTAATATGGACGACAAAGATGTTGACGCTTACGTTGATAAAATCGCTAATAACTTCAAGAGAGTTAATATGGTTAATTCTAGTAATGGTCAGCAAGATACTCGTTACAATCCAATGGCTGTGGATCAGGATTATTTTATTCCAGTTAGAGACCCGTCTTTAACAATGCCTATTGAGACATTACCTGGCGCTCAGAACTTATCTGAGATTGCAGATATAGAATATATCCAAAAGAAAATGTTAGCTGCTCTAAGAGTACCTAAAGCGTTTTTAGGTTTTGATGAGGCTACTGGTGATGGTAAAAACTTAGCTATTTTAGATATTCGTTTCGCTAGAGCTGTACATAGAGTACAAAAAGCTTTAATTCAGGAGTTAAATAAGATGGCTATTATCCATTTATATTTAAAAGGGTATGAAGATGATTTAAATAATTTTACTTTATCTTTAGTATCACCTTCAACACAAGCTGATATCCTTAAAGTTCAAAACTGGAAAGAAAAAATCCAATTGTACAGAGATGCCGTTTCTGATGCTGGTAACGGATATAGTGCAGTTTCAATGACGTGGGCTAAAAAAGAAATATTAGGTATGTCTGAGGATGAAATTAAATTAGACGTTCAAAGACAAGCTGTTGAAAAGGCTGGTGCTGAGGAAGTTAAAGTTTTAGCTGAAACAATCAAACAAACTGGTATGTTCAGAGAGATTTATAAATCTTACAAAATTAACCCTGATAACATGACTAGTGGTGCTGGTGGCACTGAAAGCCCAGAAGCTGCTGCTGGCGGTGGTGGTGATATCACACCTGGTGGTGATTTAGGCACTGATTTTACAACACCTTTAGAAACAGGTGGTGAACCTGGCGCTGAAACTCCAGAGACTCCAGAAGCACCTGCGGCTCCAGAGCCAACTGGTGGTGAAGAAACTTTAGCTGAAAGGATACAAAGTAACATGGAGAAAAGAAGAGGTAGAATAAACGAATCTATAAATAAAACTATAGTTGACATAGATAATTTACTTAAAGACTAATTTTAGTCTTTTGGTTAATATTTATTT